CTTTTCTGCACACTAAGCCACTTCAGGGGTATTTTTTAAGAACAACAAAACCCAAACAAAAGATGCCACAACCACGCAAAATACCGCAAACATTAAACAAACCAATTAACCAGCGCAAGGCGGCTGCGAAGTTGCCCGACGCAATTCCCATCGACTCCAACACAATCACCCCGCCACCGGGTAAGTCCCAAGAATGGCTGGACTTTTTCTGGGAGGTAATCGAAATCAGCAAAGCGCTGGGTACCGACAGCTGGTCAGACCTGCGATCAGTCTGCGAATTCTGCGACGTGTTCGAGGAAGTGCAGCGCTTGAAGCGAAGCCTGACCGGCCCCGACGGCGTGGAGCGATACACGGACATAGGCAGCACGGGCCAGCCTGTAGTTAGCGCCAACTACAAAGCGTTAAACAATTTACGCGTATTGTTTCACAAAATGTTAAACGATTTTGGGATGACCCCACGCGGCAAGGCATACGTTCACGACAAACGCAAGAACCCGGTGAACAAAGCACAAGCCCTAATTCAGGCGCTCGACTTATGACAGGCAAACCGGCCACACCTGAGACGGCTATCGAGTACGCCCGCGACATTACGACCGGCAAAAGGTCGGCGTGCGAACTTGTGCGATTGGCCTGCCAGCGGTTCCTTGACGAGTTATCCGACCCGCCAACAGGGTACACCTACGACGAGCGCAAATCCTTACGGGTGCTGCGGTTTGTGCAGCTTATGAAGCACACAAAAGGGCCAATGGCCGGCCAACCGTTCCACCTGGAACCCTGGCAAGCCTTTCTAATCTGCAACGTATTCGGCTGGGTTGATGGCGAAGGGCTGCGCCGCTTTACGAAGGTGCTGCTTACGGTGCCGCGCAAGAATGGTAAATCTACCGTCGCCGCCGCGATTGCAAATTATATGCTGATTGCTGACGGCGAAGCCAGCGCCGACGTTTATACCGCCGCGACTAAGCTTGACCAAGCCCGCATCATTTTTGACGAGGCTTACAGGATGGCTGAAGACAGCCCGTTCAGGGAACACATGAAATTTGCCAACAGCCAAAACTTGAAGTACCTACGCTACGAGCGCAGCGAATTGCGACCGCTGGCAAGCCAAGATAAAACGCTCGACGGGCTGAACCCGCACGCGGTGTTCATTGACGAATACCATGCACACAGAAACGACGACCTGTTTAACGTGCTGCTTACCGGCATGGGCGCACGGACGCAACCGCTTATGTTCACCGTAACGACGGCCGGCTTCGACAAGAACAGCCCGGCGCTGAAGTATCAGGGCTATTGCGAGAAGGTCACACGCGGACTAATCGAAGACCCAAACACTTTCGCGCTGATATACACCATCGACGACGGCGACGACTGGACAGCGGAAACAACTTGGCGCAAGGCAAACCCGAATTACGGCGTATCCATTCTGCCTAAGAAGTTCAAACAGGATTTGCGCGAAGCCTTAGAAATTGGCCATAAAGAGGTAGAGTTTAAAACAAAATACTTGAACATCTGGACGGACACCGCCGCCGCCTGGATTCCAGACCGGGTGTGGATGGAAGGCGACCGCGCCAAACCGTTCACCGAGGCCGACCTTGCAGGGGCTAAATGTTACGCCGGCCTTGACCTTGCGGCCACCGGCGACTTCAGCTGCTTTGCCCGCGTTTTCGATAAGGACGGCCAGCTGTACCTATTGCCTACGTTTTTCCTGCCTGAAGAAACGATAGCCAAACGCACAGACCAGACCGGCGACGCCATCCGCGACTGGGTACGGCGTGGACTGATTGAAGTCATGCCAGGCCGGACGGCTGACTATCGTTTCCTTACCAAGTACATACAGGATGCACACGCCCGGCACCCTATCGAGTGCATCGCGTATGACCGGTTCAATAGCTCACAACCCGTGGCAGAGCTGACCGAGGCCGGCATGGAGATGGTACCCTTTGGCCAAGGCTACGTTATGATGAACGCCCCGACCCGCGAGCTTGAGCGCCTCGCACTTAACGGCAACCTGCGGCACGGTGGCAACCCGGTCATGCGCTGGCAGGTGGGAAATGTAGTCCTTACGAAAGACCCGGCCGGCAATGTGAAGATGGATAAAAGCCGATCAGCCGACAAGATAGATGGCCCGGTCGCCGCCGCTATGGCCGTCGGGCTGTGGATGGATAACATGATGACCAGCAGCCCGGCTGAGTTCTGGGCCTTATAACCTAACCCTTTAAAAACTTACCCATGAGAAACCTATTTATCCGCGACGAATTCATAGACGAATTCCACGCGCAATTGCCAAAGCACCCGACCTACGAGCAAGCCTATGAGGCGACCGAAGACCTGTGCCAGCAGCAGAACGGCCGCCGCCGGTATGCGAACTGGGACAGCTTCCGCCAGGTGCTGCACCGCTACCTTAAAAACCGTATGACGAAAAAATAAGTTTGCGCAATGTTTGAAAAGTATTATTTTTGAAACCGAACAATAACCCCGTATGCTGTCGCAGGAGACCTGCGAAGCGGTGGCCTCTGGGTTTTGGCTTGTATACTGCCGCATGAAACAAAGGGGGAGTTTACTGACAGCCGGGAAAGACCGGCAAACTGATTCCGGGTGGCGAAATTGGTAAACGCTCAGGTGGTGGTATAAGGCTTACACTACTTGGATACAAAGCCAACCTACGGGTTTAAGAAACGTAATGCAGGTTCGAATCCTGCCCCGGTCACAACGCCGCTCTGTAGCCACCGAACGGCTGGGTTTCACCCGGCACGCTGATGTAGGTGGAGCGGGGCGGCACTTGGTGAGGTGGCGGAAATGGAACGCACCGGCCCGCAAAGCCGGTACATGGGGGTTCGACTCCCCCGCTCACCACAAAAAAAGAAACCTGATTATGACAGCAAAAGAAAAACAGGAACAATTTCTGAAAGAAATCAAAGGTGTATTGAAGAAGTATAACGCAGAAATAAGTCTTGAAGATTTCGGTTACGGCTATTCACAAGACTTTAAAATTGTTATTGATTTTGACTTTGACGATTCTTTAGAAGATACTGGAATTGTTCCGCAAATAAAAATCGGCAGTTTTTTAGATGGTTGTTAAATTGACGCTCACCACGAAAAAACACATGGTACTTTCACTGAGAAGGTTAGTCGCTGGATTTGGCCACCAGCATAAAGCAGCTACGTTGGAAGGCTGCAAAAAATCTCCCATGTGTTTCTTATCATCTTCCTAACGTCAGGAAAACGATGCAGACCCAATACGACTACATCCGCACAGACCTCACGCCCGGTGACTGGGCTATATTTTGGGACAGCCAAACGCCCGACCGCTTTATCATTGCCCGCTATTCACACAGCGAGCAAACAACGCCCTTTGACCGGCATTGGACGCAGGGCGGCGAATACTTTGCAGAGTGCCTGGCGCAGCCGTTCTTTCATCCGCCAAAGTAAAAAGTAAACAAAGTTTACGCGAACCTAAACAAACCTACCGTAATATTGCCCCGTGCGATTTCTGGGGCTAACTATTACCCGCGCTGCTGCCCTGACTCAGGAGCGGCGCTCATCGCTTGCGGCCCCGACGCAATGGCTTATCGACGCTATACGCTCCATCATGGGTGGGACCGGCGAGGGTGTACGCGTAAACCAACAAGCCGCGCTGTCACTGGCTGCGGTACATGCGTGTGTCCGGGTAATTGCAGAATCCGTGGCATCCATGCCGCTGCGGTTTTACGGCACCAATACCGACGGCTCCAAATTCGTAGATAACGCCCACCCCCTTTCCTACTTAATCAACGAACCCAACGAGGCGCAGACCCGTTATGAGTTCGTTCAATGGATGGCCATGCAGCTGAAGCTGACCGGCAATGCTTACGCGGCCATAACCCGCGACCCGGTAACACAGCGCCCCATAGAGCTGAACCCCATCCCGACTAAACGCGTCAAGGCACAATTAACCCCGACCGGCATACTTTACCACATCGAAGGCCGCGACGTACCTATTGCCGGCATCGACATGGTTCACTTTCGCGGCATGACGGCGGATGACCTGACTACGGGCCTGAACCCGATCCAGCTACACGCGAATAGCCTGGGCATTACCATCGGCGCCGAACGCAGCACCGCGCGTTTTTACGGTAAAAACGCGAGCCTGAAATGGGCTATCAAGTGGAAAGGCGCACAGCCTTCAGTCGAGTCCGCGCAGAAAACAAAGCAGACGTTTATCAACGTCCTGGAAGGTAACGACCCCGTTACCGTGCTGCCAGACGGCACCGACCTTGAACAGCTGAACCTCTCACCACAGGAAGCCGAATTTATAGCAGCCCGGAAATACGGCGCTGAAGATATCGCCCGTATGTTTGGCGTGCCGGCGTACATGATCGGCGCAGACAGCAGCGGCATAAAATCATCCGTAGAACAGCAAGCGCAAGATTTCTATACACAAACCATCCTGCCAACCGTCACCATGATGGAACAGGAGCTGCGCCGGAAACTTACCACCGAGGCCGAGAAAGGCACCTACTATTTCAAGTTTGTATTTAACAGCCTGCTAAGGGCCGACGCAAAGAGCCGGGCCGAATACTACAACATGGGCATTCGCGGCGGCTGGCTCAGCCCCAACGAAGCCCGCAGCCTGGAAGACTTCAACCCCATGAGCGGCGGCGAAACGACCTACACAGAATCTAACCTTGTACCGTCCGACATGATGCGCCCCTGGATTCAATCGAAGATTGACGCAGCCCCGCAAGCCGAGGCGCAAACCAATAACCCCGACGGCAACAATTAAGACATGAGCAAACCAACTGAAACCAATATAGAGCGCCGCACATTTACCGGAACGGTAGAATTGCGAATGCAGGACGGCGCCGATTTCCCGACCGAGGTAACCGGCATTGCAGCTGTGGTAAACCAGCGCACGGACATCGGATGGTTTGAGGAAGAAATTGCGCCCGGCGCATTTGATGACGCCCTGGCCTTGAGCGACATCCGCGCCCTGTTCAACCACGACCCTAACCGCATCCTCGGACGCACCGCCGCCGGCACCGCGAAAGTATGGGTAAACGATGAAGGACACCTTGCCTACAGCTTCGTACCCGACCCGTCAAACCCTGAGCACGTTTCGGTTGTGCGTTCAATCCAGCGCGGCGACATCACCCAAAGCAGCTTCGCGTTTATCACAAACGGCGTGCAGTGGGTATGGTCGGACAAGTACGGGCAGGAAGGCACCCGCCGCATCCTGCGCATGAAGGAACTTTACGACGTTTCGCCGGTAACCTATCCGGCCTATTCCGGCACATCGGTAGGCAGCCGCGATGCTGAAGCTATCCGCCAGGAGCGCGACGCGATTATCGCAGAACGCGAAGCACTGACCGAAGCCGCCGCCGCTGAGCTGGCCAAACAACGCAACGCCCGCCGCGACCTTGCCGGCATCATTGCTAAAACTTTGTAAAAAACATTCAACAGAATAAACGATGAAACAATTGAAAGAAAAGCGGGAAGCACTGGCCGCATTGCGCGGTGAATTGCTGACCCTGTCTAAGGCCGAAAGCCTGACCGACGAACAGATCACCCGCATGGCGGAAATCAACAGCGACGTTGAAAAGCTGGCCGGCGAGATCGCAACCCTGGAAGCTACCCAGCGCAGCCTTGCCGCCGTACCTGTGGTACACACCACCGGCACCGGCGAAGCCCGCGAGCAGGACAAACTCAGCAAGCGCTTCAGCATGATTAAGACCATGACCGAGCTGAGCAGCCGCAGCGCGGTTTCAGGTCTGGAAAAGGAATTGGCCGACGAAGCACGCGAGCAGAATATGCGTGCCGGATTGACCGCCAGCACAACCGGCGTAACCCTGCCCGCGTGGCTGATCAATCGCCGCGCTGCCAAATCTGAAAAACGCGACATCACCGTAAGCGGTGGAAGCGGCATCACCGAAGGCGGCGGAAACGTTGCCACCAACGTGGGCGGCATCCTGAATGCGCTTGAGTCTTACATGATTCTCAGCCAGCTCGGCGTGCAGATGTTCGATGGCCTTGTCGGAAACCTCCGCTTCCCTGCAAACACTACCGCACCCGTGGCCACATGGGAGGGCGAAGTTGACGCAGCAGCTGAAAGCAGCCAGACATGGGCTAACCGTACCCTGAGCGCAAAGCGCCTCGGTGCCTTCATCGACGTGTCCGACCAGATCCTGCTTCAGTCAAGCAACCCGCTTGAAGCTTGGGTTATGGACTACCTGCTCCGCGCTGGTGCCACCAGCCTTGAGCGTGCTGCGATTAACGGCGGCGGTTCTAACGAGCCTACCGGCATTATCGCCAACACCGACGTGACCGTGACCTTTGCCGGCAACGCGGCCAGCAACGCGACCAATGCCAACGGTGCAAACCAGGTGTATGCAGACTGGGTGAACCTGTACAAGCAGGCAATGGTGAACAACGCCACCATGCAGAACCTCGCCTACATCACCAGCCCGCAGGTACACGCCGACGCGATGATCCGCCCCAAGCAGCCCAGCGGTGTTGAAGGCAACTTCATAGTAACTCAGGCCGGCGTATCGCCCCTCGGTTTCCCAGTGCTGGCAAGCACCAACGTACCCAGCACCTTGACCAAAGGCACCAGCTCCGACCTGAGCGCCCTGATTTTCGGCGACTTTTCGCAGCTTGCCCTCGGTAGCTGGGGTAACCCGATTCTCGAGATGGACCCTTATACTCAGAAGGTAAACGGCCTGAACCGCTTCCACTTCATCAATTTCGTTGATGCTCTGGTGCTTCAGCCGAAAGCCTTCGCGGTTTGTAAGGACATCGACGCTACCACCCCTGCCTAACCTCTCCTAACCCTCCAATAACCCCCGACACCGGCGCGGTGTGTGGTAGTCAGCCGCGCCTGTGTTTGGGAATCCCGGATAGGACTTGAATGCTCCATCCGGGAGCCAGCCGCAAGGCTTAATAATTACCCAAAATGCAGACCGTTAAAATCAAATGGACATCCAACCCGGCCGGCTTCATGTACGCCTATAGCATCGGCGATGTGTGCGACATGGAGCAGAAGAAGGCCGAGCTGCTGGCAAGCGTGGGAGCGATTGAAATAATCGAAGCCGCGCCCGAAACCGCCACCGCCAAACCAAAAGCCGAAACCGCCACCGCCAAACCAAAAGCCGAAACCGCCACCGCAAAGCCACAGCGCAAACGATAACCATGCACCGCCGCATCGTCAACACAATTCAGCCCGCGTCCGCTTACATCAGTTTGCAGGACTGCAAAGACCATCTGCGTTTAATCAACACAGACGAAGACGGCTATATTGCGGCTATTCTCGATGCGGCATTCGACGTGTGCGAAAATTATGTGGGTTATCCGATCCGGCTGACCAACGTACAATTCACGTCCTACACATGGATTAACGCCGACCTCGATTTCCCGGGCCGGTTCGTTTCCCTGGATTCCATCAAATACTACGCGGAAAATACCAACGCGCTGACCACCTTCGCAAGCTCCAACTACGCAAGCAAGGCGCATGAAACCGGGCTTGTGTTGCGATGGAACGACGAAACAACCCTGCCCAATACTTACGAAGACCGGATTGACGGCGTGCAATACAATACGCAGATGGGCTGGATTCCCGGCACCTTGCCAGGTGCTATCCGTGCCGCTGTGCTACTGAACCTGACCGACCTTTACGAAGAGCGGAAAAACGCCGTCATCGGTACAATCGAAACCACCCTCTCACGCGGCTCGGACTTTTTGTTAAACCCTTACAAATTGCAGCGCTTCGTATGAACCCGGGACGAATGGACAGACAGATAACCTTGCAGCGGTTTACCACCGCGCAAAACGCTATCGGCGAAGGGGTCAAGACGTGGACGACCTACGCTGACCGGGTGCCGACCACAATAAAACCTGAGCGTGCATCCGAGCGAGTAAACGGTGACAAGATGGAGGCCGAAAACAAAACAACCTTCATCATCCGTTGGATGTCCGGCGTTAACGCAGCCGACCGCCTGCAATACGAGGGCGTGATTTATGACATTAAGAACGTGCGCGAAGTGAACCGCCGCGCTTACCTTGAACTTGACGCGCTGAGACAGGTATGATTGATTTAAAAGTAGAGGGCACTCAAGTCATAGTGGACAAGCTGAAAGCGATTAAAGACCGCGCCGCCGATAAGGTAGTGGGGCGAATTGTGCGACAGGAGTCAAAGGTGATAGTAGCCAGCGCCCGCGCCCGCGTGCCGGTAGATTCCGGCTTGCTTCGCTCGCAGATCGGCTTCATCCGCAAGAATGACAGCCGTTTCCCGACTAAGGCGCTTATCGGTGTGAACTATCGCGGCGAAGGTAAAAAGCGCGGCACGTCCGCCTATTACGCGCACATCGTGGAATACGGCGGAAAATCCATCCGCCGCACGGCCCGGCCATTCATGGGGCCGGCATTCGAGATGCACCGCGCCCGTGTGTCTGCGAACATCATCAAGCGGGTGCGCGAAAAGTTAAACATTCAAGACAAAAAATAAACAGATATGGCAACGACCGGAATAGTTAACGGAACCCTTATCGGGTTGTACAAGGTGGCAGGCAGCCCTTCCACTTTCACCAAGATTGCAAACGGCCGCGCCGCTGGCGCCGACCTGTCAATCGACATGATTGAAATCACGACCAAAGACAGCAGCGGTTTCAAAGAATACGTTGCCGGCGAAAAAGGCGGCACGTTTCAATTTGAAGGATTGTTCGAATACGAAGCCTCGGTATCGTCTCAGGGCCTCAGCTTTGATGACCTGGTAACCGATGCGCTCGCAGGTACCGCGTTTACCATCCGCTGGTCAAGCCAAAGCACCGGCGACGACTACCTGGAAAGCTCCGTGCTGATCAGCAGCGTATCGGCAAGCGCCCCGCAAAACGAGAGCGCGACATTCAGCTGCACCATGCAGATGACCGGCACAATCACTCTTGGAAACGTATCCTAATACCTGACACATGACGCAGCTGACTATCGCAAACCAAGCCTATCCAATCGCCTACCCTGTGGCAGCGCTTACGCGGATATTGCGTACGATGAAAATCGACGCAACACAACTGAGCGAAAAAGCCACAAGCCAAAACCTCGCAGACATGGTGGAATTTACAGCCACCGTGGCATGGGCTGGGCTTGTGTCTGGCGCGGTCAAGTCCGGCAAGCCGAAACCGTTTGGCGATCCGGATGAACTGCTGGAGGCCATTGAAAGCCTGGAACAACTTGCACCCAGCCTGACCGCGTTTAGCGAGGCTTGGGCCAAGTTCACCGGGGCCGACGAGGCCAAAGAGCAGCCAGCCGACACGGCGGAAAGCGAGGCCACCTCACCGGGGGAGCTGTTGCCGCCAACGGTCTGACCGCGTGGGACATTGACCGGATCGCGTTCGGCGAATTAAACCTACGGCCGGCCGACATGGAGCAAGCCTGCCCGCAATGGTTCAGGCTGGCGTGGGATGGAAAGCGCAAGGCAACCGAGCGGGAGCAGCGCGATGCATGGAATAGAACCCGATGGCTGGCAGCAGCTATCTGGAACATCCACGCAAAGCACCCGGTCAAGCCTACTGACCTGCTTGAATGGCCGGAGGAAAGGCGGCAACGAATGAATGAGTTGAAACGAATACAGGAAAAGCTAAACACAGACAAGCGATTCCCGAAACAGATAAAACCGAAAACCGAACCCCATGAACAAAGCAGTAAAGGCGATTCATTACCTGATGGCCAACACGACCGGAATAACAGCGGAGATACCAGCCAATAAGGTATTCCCAGTCCGCGCCCCGCAATCCACAGCCTACCCGTATGTAGCCCACCAGCTCCTCAGCAACCGGCCAGAGCCGCAAAAGGACAGCGCATCGAATTTCGACTTCGCGCAGATTCAGCTTTCAATCTATGCGGAAACCGTAACCGAGGCACAGGAGATTGCGGAGGCCATCCGCACCGGGCTTGACAAACGGCAAGGCACATTTGACGGCGTATCTGTGGCCAACATCGAATACCTGGGCGAATCGCACCTGCCTGAAGACGGCGCCGGCAATGACCAGATTTACCTTGTGCAGATTGAATTCGAGGTGAATTACCACCGCTAATCGGACATGGCAGAACGCGGCGGAGTAGATAGCTTAAACATTGTCATCGGTGCCAATACAGAGGCGCTGAAGAAAGGTCTTGACGATGCAGTTAAGGCGTTTCAGGGTACGTCCCAAAGTTTAGAAAAGCAAGCCGCCAAAGCGCAGAAATCTATGGAGCGCCTGCTTAAGGGCGCTACCGATCCCGGCGCAAACCTTAAGCAGCAGAACCGCAACCTGACCAACCTCGCCGGCGCTTATATGCAGATGGGCGAGGCTGGCAGCGCCGGGTTTAAGAAGGTAACCGAGCAGGCCATAGCAGCCCGCCGCCAAATGGAAGACGTGAACGACGCTATCATGGCGGCGGATCTGGAAGGCAAGGCGAAGCTGGCCGCCCGTGGATTTAATGAAGCGACGCAAGCCGTGGCCGGAATGCAAGGCGCTATGCACCTGCTTGGTATGGATACCAAAAGCGCGGCGGAAGTCACGGCCACATTGCAAAGCCTTATGGCTGTAGGTCAGGGCGTGGAAGGAATAGTAGCATTAGAAGGAACTATTACGGCATTGATAGGGAAGATACAGGGCGCTACCGTTGCGCAGAAATTGTTTAACATTGCGTTAAGCCCTACCGGTTTAATAGGTATAGCGACTGCCGCAATAATAATTATTAGCAGCCTTGCTGACCAAATGAGCCGCACCGAAAAAGCGCAACGGGCGGTTAATAGCGTATTAAGGGAGGCCACAGGAAGCGTAGAAAAACAGCGTCTACAGGTTGAGTTTTACAAGGGTGTTATAAACGACACCACTAAGAGCGAAGACGAAAGGCTTGTGGCTTTGAACAAGCTTAAAGAAATTGTTCCAAGCCTTGCCGATAACGAAATCGGAAACGCAAATGCTCTGGCAAAAACAAATACAGAGCTAAACGACTACATACATAACGCTGTATTGCGTGCGCAGATTGATGCGCTTATCGCTAAACGTGCAGAGAACAATAACAAGATAGCGGATATAACCAGTGGTAAATTGTCCGATAACGCAAGCTTTGCTGACAAAGCCACCGCCGCGTTTAAGTCATTCGCAACCGGGACGAGCTACACAATGCAGCTCACGGCGGAAAGCGCCGATGGGTTAGGCCGGTCACTTAGCGACCTTACAACGGAAAACAATAAGCTTGACGAGCAGCTTAAATCGCTTGAAGGTCAGTATATTAAAACAGAGGTAGCCCAGTCTAAATACCAAGCACAATCACAAAAGAAAACCCCCGGTAAATCCAACGCCGGAATAGTACCCATACCAAAGCCGCAGGACATTGCCGAAATGACGCGGCAAAATATCGCGAAAGCGATGCTTGAGGTACAGGCCGCACCACCACCTACAGCCGCCGACCCGCTCACCATTATGGGTCTCGGCACGGTGAACTTCAAAGAAAACCTTCGCGCCAAAATCTACGAAGCATTCGACTACGCCCGCATGGGTGTATCTGAACGCGCCTTCCAAATCGCGACCGACATCGGCAACGCCCTCGACAGCGGCATTAAGTCAATGGCCGTCAATATGGCCGGGGCGCTGGGAGACCTTGCAATGAACATAGTTGCAGGCGCTGAAGACCCGCTGGCAAAATTTGGCGATGCGCTTTTATCTACCCTCGCAGGATTCATGCAAACCCTCGGGCAAGCTATGATGGCGGCGGGATTGGCTTCGCAGAAATTCCAGGCGCTACTATTCACACAGCCAGCCGGCGCAATTATCGCAGGTGCCGCGCTTATCGTTGCGGCAGGCGCGGTGAAGGGCATCATGCAGAAAGGTATCGAAGGCAGGCAATCTAAAGGCAGCACAGCGCCAAACAATCAAC